CGTAGTGTGGCGGCTTCGCCTTCTTGGCTGTGGTCTTTGAGTTCGACTGCGCCGTGGTGGATGAAGACGTTGTTGACGGGTGTCAGGTGGCGGGTTGTCCAGCGGGGCGGCTTTGCGCCCCATTCACTCCGCGGGATCGGCAGCATCGGAATCCATGAATCCGGCTGTTAGCCGTTCGATCTCGGCGGCTTGGGCGGCGATGGTGGCACGCATGTGGGCTTTGTCTAACTCGTTGCGTCCGTCGGGCGTGTTTCGGAGTTGGGCGATGATGTCTTCCACAGTGACCTCCATTACTCTGCTGCCTCCCACTCGGGATAGTCCTCAGTTGCCGGTTCACCTTCATACTCCACGATGAGATAACCGTCGTCGTCGCAGATCGCACCTTCGGCAGACTTCATATGATCGTCCTGCCGCTCACCAATCACCATCCATGAACACACCGCGTCAGCCGTATCGGAAGTGATTGTCAACGTCTTGCCCGACAGGGACCACTCCACCGCGTTGCCCGATGAGGCGACCATCGCCCACGAGTTCCGGTTCAAAGCCTCCCATGTTCCGTCGGTCATGCCGGATACGGCATCAAGGTCAACGGTTGCCGTACCACTAGACAAAGTGGCAATCCCACGGTAGATAAGGTCGGCCTGCGGTCCCTCGATGAATGAGTGGCGGAGCCGCCAGTCGCCGCCCTTGGTCGGGTGGGCGATGTCGAACGACCCGGACCCCTTCGACAGCGAGCCACCGATAGAAACGGCTCCTGCCGCGGTGATTCTGAACCGATCCGCGGAGCCTGTACGGATACTGAACTCGCCCGGTCCCATGATCGCAAGGTCGATAGTCGAATCGCTGGTCGATGTCACATCCGGTGGCGACCCGTCAGAGTCGTACAGCGAAATGTGCCAATACAAGTCCAGATTGGTGTTATAGGGTTGGTCGTTTGACATTCCAAACTGGATCATCGAGTTCCATGAGTAGTTGGATGCCGTGCTGAGGTTCAACAACGCGGAAGGCCAGTCGTTATATTCCACCGGTGACCCTGCCGTGCCTGTCCAGTTCTTGATATGGACGGGGGCTTGGACTTGAAGGTTCGGTGACCAGAGCGTGTAGTTGATGAGATCGCCGCCAGCGGAGTTTCCTCCTACTGAGATTTGCGCCGTTGTATCAGCAATCGTCATAGCGTCGAAAGTGCTGGACCCAAACGAACCGCCACCGCCAGACTTGAACACGGACAGGATCATGCCTGTGCCGTACTTGTAGCCGTAGCCGAAACTTTCGTTTGTTGCACCCGAACCCATACGGACGAGCGCCAAGTCGCCAGCGCCATTCCAACCATCTGGACCTTGGACGAACAGGTTACCGATGACGTTTGCTTTCTCAGTCATCGTGCCGGTGCCGAAACCGGCGCTGCCCGTAACCTCCAACGTCGAAGCCATATCCACCGCGCCGTCGATGTCTACGATGTCAAAGTTCGCCGTGCCATCAACGTCAATATCGCCTGCGATGTCCAACCCTGCCGCACCAACAAGTTGAAGATCATCAGTGGCCTGATTCCACTTCATATAGGCACCGTCGGTAGCGCCATAGCAAACGAGATCCACGCCAGTGTCATTGACCCCAAGGGTGACCGTCCCCTTGAACGTCGGAGAAGTATCCCAACCCGACGTACCAGTACCCGTCCCCATAAACACCGCATCAGCAACCGGCGTCGAAGCCCCCGTACCCACCTTCGCCTCCAGGGCCAAAGCAGCACCATGCACATTCACATGAAGTTCGTCATGTTCGAAACCAGACGCGTCCATATCCGTAGTCGAACTGATGTCAGTACGAAGCGTCCCGCCGGCAGTATCCAGACTCGTCGGGAATGAGGTTGCCATCAGTCAGCCTCCTACGGCGTCAAATCCAGCGTCCAAATACCAGACGCGTTCCAGGTAATCGAGAACGTCCCGTTCGCCGACGAATAATCCGCGCCAAAGTTGACGAGACAAATCAGCTTGTCGCCCGACAACGTGTCGTCATAGATGACCGCCGCCCGGGCATTCGAAATCGTGGACGTAGACCACGACGAATCGGCAGCATCGAACTTGATCGTCCCGGACGAACCCGTCAACGTCACCGAAGTCAGCGCCACCCCGCCGGCCGAGTAGGCCGTACCCGAAACCTCGTTGCCAGACAAATCTGCCCACTCGTCATGGGTGTCAAAGTCGGGCGTCGAACTGTTGGTAATCATGGCGCACTTGAACGTGTCCGACGCCGTGTCCACAGCGAGCTGAGTCCCGTCCAGAATGTCTAGAAATGTGGGCACAAAAAGGCCCGAGGCTGTAACAGCCATTACGAATCACCATCCTTGAGTACGCGGAGATCAACGGACTCAGGGGCGACCACCACATCAACCCGACCGTCCCAATGCTCAGTACGGACCCCACCTGGTTGACCATCGTCGCGCCGCACAGGCGTCGACTTCTTGGTCCCACGACGAGTCAGAATCGCCACAGACGAGTACCGGCCCATCACCGGCTCCTCGGCTTGCGCGGTTTCCGTACCTTGTAGCCCATCATCTCCTCCCGATGAGTCATCGCCCCCCCGGCCCGTCGAAAGCCGAGGGAGCGAAGCTCACGGTGTGGTCACCTTCGGCTAACTGTTGTCCCCGATGGTGGAGGTTGTCTCGATGCGGTACAAAGCCTCACCGCGGAAGACCCCGTAGCCGCACATGGCGTACCAGCCGATGGGCTGGAAGCGCCGCAGGCGATCCGTGACCGGGCCAAACTCGACAGTCGGATCGGGTCCGTACATTGTCGAGTAAGCCTTCGCGATGGCCTGCTGCCCCATGATGAGCGTGCCGTAGACATCGTTGGTGGTTGAACCACCATCAGCGACGAGCAGGGCTCGAGCAGTGGAGATGAACCGGACACCATCGAAGGTGCCGATCTCGCCGCTGCGGACACCAGGGGCGTCCTGCCGGATCTGGAAAGACCGAAGGTCTGCCGTGCCGGTTTGGCCGATGAAGTCGTAGATGACATCCGGGTGGGCGAACCCGACGTAGGAGCCGCCGTCCCAAGTGGGGACCGCAGATCCACGCAGAGTGGCAACTGCTTCACGAACCGAGTTGGAAGTGAGGTTGTTGCTGGTGAGCAAGGCTCCACGGCTCGACTGCCCGACGTACTTGACGTTGGTGGAGTCGGCGTAAGCGATGTCTGCGACGACCTGGTCGAGGCTGTTGGCTGCGTTGTAGCCGATCAGATTCGCGAGGTCTTCGTTGATGTTGAGGAAGGACTGTCCTCGCAGTGCGGCCGTTGTCTCGGTCGCGTTGCCGTACTCGGTCAGGTTCACAGTGACCTGAGAGTCGGCAGCCGCAACGGGAGTTACGTCGCTGGTTTCCGTCAGTGCGGATGTTGCCTGCGCCAGATCGGTGTACTTCGTGAACGTCACGCCCGAACCACGATGCGACTGCCGGGTGGCACGCACGGTGGCATAGTCCTCGTGAAGAGGCTGCTTGCGAAACGCGAAGTACGCCAACTGCTGGAAGGCAACCTGGTCTGAGCTCAGTGAGCTCTTCTGGGTGTATGCCATGAGTTGCTGTTACCTCGAAAGAGTTGAAAGGGTTAGAGAGGTATTCAGCCTTGCACGTTGAACTCGAACCCCTCGGACTTCATCAGAGCCTTCAGCTCGTCAGAGTCCGTGGTGGAGGCGATCCGGTCATTGAGTCCGGGGTTCGCCACCGGCTGGCCTTCGAGGCCGGCGTCTGCAACTCGTTGCTGTGCCGCCAGTTCCTCACGAAACTGACCCGGAGCCTGGGTTCCTCCACCGGTTTCATCAATGAAACCGGCTTGTAGAGCCGCTTGCCGGATGGACTCAGCGTCGACCTCGCCCTCGTAGCCCTTCACAAAGTAGGACTGTCGGGCATCGGCCGGGTCGATCCCTGCTTGGCGAAACGCATCGTTGCGTTTCAACCCTTCAAGTTCCGACTCGAGTGCTTCTGCTCTGGCTTCTGCGTCTGACGCTCGGTCCTCGAGGACTCTGCGAAAGTTGCGCTTTGGTTCGCCGTCGTTATCAACGATGTCGGGCTGGTTTGCCTCGGTCATCTATGTCCCTCTCCAGTAGCCGTTTCGCACCCGAGTCTTGGAGGTCGACCGGGCGGTCGGTTGCACCAACAGCTCGCACATGAGATGAACTCATGCGGCCATTCGGCGTCTGAAGACCACGATAGCATGCAAATCACACGCATGTAACGCGGTTGGCTAAATGAACCTAACGTGCGGTTCCGAGGCCCGCGAATCCGGTACGGCCCATTGCGGGACCGCCGGTCTTGGAGAACCCTGCCAGGCGGCGCTGGCGACGCTCTTCCGCTTTGAGGCGGGCGTCTTCGTCCAGTCCGAACTCTGCTTGGACAAGTTCACCGGTCGTCAAGTCTGACGTTTCAGACGCGGTTTCTTCTCCAAGGGTGGAACCGGCTACCGTTCGGAAACCTCCGCGAGCCTGAGTCTCAGTGATCCCCGCGCGTTGAATCTGCTCGGCGGTCTGGCGGGTGATTGGGCCAACCCCGGTTGTCACAGATGCTGCGCCAATCCGGGCGGCACCAAACCGTTCCCGCTCTTCAAAGATTGATGTGG